TTCTGTAACTAGATTCCAATCAAATAATGAAATAGACACAACTAGTGGAAGCCAATCACCATTAGAGATTTATCAAGATAATGCCGGTCATGATGCTTTTATGACATTTCATGTTTCAGGAGATTATGCAGCGTACTTTGGTTTAGATGGTGCTAGTAATGATTTTGTGTTTGGTGGGTGGTCAAGAGGAGCTGTTAAGCAAAGAATTTTTCATGACGGGTATCACCCAAATGCAGATACATTAACAACAGCTAGAACAATAGCTGGAACAAGTTTTAATGGTAGCGCAAATATAGATATTAGTTATAACAATTTAACAAACAAACCAACTATACCAAGCGGTTCAGATCTTGTTAGGGTTTATACAAATCAAAATTACGTAGCTAGTAGCAGTAGTACTAGTAATAGAGGTAATTTTGGAACAGGTTTAACAGTGTATGAAGGCTACAGTAGTGGTACTAATAGACCTCATACTTATGATACTACTTTACAAGTAATGTCAACTGCTAGTCAAGGTTTTGAACTTTCTATTGATTGGGTTAGTGCTTCTAGTACGCCGTTGAAAATTAGATCACTAAGAGACTGTTGTCAAGGTTGGAACCCGTGGACCACAGTTTGGACAGAAAATAATTTTTCACAAACAAATATAAACAACTGGAATACAGCATACGGTTGGGGTAATCATGCAAGCGCTGGTTATTTAACTGGTTCACCAACATCAATAACAATAGGTGGTATAAAGTTAGAAGATTCATCGGATAGAAGTGGTTTGCTAGAAATAAACCAAAAATCAACTTTAGGCTGGAGTGGTATACAAATAGTTGATGGAAACAACAGGTGGTCATTTATGGGTAATAACTCTGACGTTGGTATATATGACGATTATAATGGTGAATGGATATTATTGTATAATGTTAACGGTTCTACAGAGCTATATCACAATGGAAGCAGAAAATTTCAAACAAGTTCATCTGGAATAGATCTTACTGGAGGAATTACTTCTACTGGATCTTGGAGTTATACTAATGGAAGCTATGGAACACAGACTATAGGCTATTACTATGGATCAGCACAATGGTATAACACAGCGTTAAGTTATTATATAGGTAATGTAACAGGTACATCTAGCTCTGTAAATAGGCTTTATGTAAAAGGCTCTATAGGTGTAGGAAGCGCAAGTGCTAGTACAACTTATGGTAGGATTGATGCTTCAAATGATATTATAGCATATTCTTCTGACAAACGTCTAAAAGAAAATATTTTACCAATAAATGGTGCTTTGGGTAAAATTTCAAAACTATCTGGTTTTACTTACAATTGGAACGACAAAGCAAAAGAAGAAGCAGATTTTAATACTAATGAAAGATTAGTAGGTGTATTCGCACAAGATGTAAAAGAAGTACTACCAGAAGCTGTTAAACTAGCCCCATTTGATAACGATGGTTCAGACGTTTCTAAATCTGGTGAAGATTATTTAACAGTACAATACGAAAAAATAGTACCTTTACTTATAGAAGGTATGAAAGAGCAGCAAGCTCAAATAGAAGAATTAACAACAATTTTAGAACAATTAACAAAACAATTAAATAATGGCAACAACATATAACGTAACAATAATTGAACTTATGGGTGCTCCAAGTTTAGAAGGTGCTACTAATGTAGTAACTTCAGTAAATTATAAAGTACAAGGTGTAGCCGACGATGGAACGGAAGCTATCCATTATGATGGTATATCATGCACTTACGATGCTGATAATTTTACACCTTTCGCTGATTTAACAGAAGATCAGGTTAAAGGATGGGTAACTGGATCTGCTACTTATGATTCTATATGTGCTTATGTGGATGTTTTAATAGAAGCTATTCAAACACCTACTAACGTATCAATGGAAAACCCTTGGTAAAATGGCTGTACCATCATCTGGGGCATTATCAATGCTTGGTATACGTAGAGAATTAAGTACGAACAACTACAACTCATCTAACAGTTATAGTAGCTTAAGTTTATACGCAATGTCCACTGGTATAGTGAGCACAATAAACACTGCTAACATAAGCGCTAACAGACCTAATGGATCATCTCCACACGCTATGTCGGAGTTCTATAGTTATAATCACGATGAAACAAGTACTTTATTAAGTGGTACTATAACTGTTGGTGTAGATAATATATATAGCTCTTATTTTTATGGTTATTCTAGCTTGTCTTTTCCAAACATGGGAAGCGCTAGTATGAATTTAGTTGTAAATAGTTACGCAACAATCACAGCTATGTATTACCAAAACAGTAATTATTTAAGAATCTATTTTTACGGTACGCCACCTACATGGAATCAGCTATCTATAAATGGTCAAAATCAAGGTAGCTCATCAAGCTTTACTACTTCAGGCAGCCAAAAGTATAAGTTTGTATATTCTAATCCGTTTGGAACTAGCTCTGGCGCTACAAGATCTATAGTGTTCTCGTAATAGTTAAAAAAAGTGTAAATAGCGTAATAATATAAAAGTAAAATAAAGTTTAATTTAAATTTAATAAAATGGCAAAAACTAAAGATTTAAAAATCAAAGACGAACAATTAACTAAATTGCAAGGTTTAGTTAATCAAATTAACTCAGCTGAAACTCAATTAGGTAGACTTGAAGCTCAAAAGTATGAAATCATTGGTATGCTACCTGGTTTCAAAAAAGAACTAAACGAATTTCAAGTAGAACTTGAAGAAGAGTATGGTAGGGTAAGTATTAGTGTCGTTGATGGTACTATTAAAGAAATGGAAAATGAAACTGATCAGAAAGATTAGTGTTGGTAAAGACTATAAAAATGACGCCATGCACTATTCTGTAGGTCAGGAAGTGTATGGTGGTCATATTATAGACAGTATAATAGAAGAAAACGATAAGTTTAGTGTTTATATATCTAAAAACAACGAGATATTGCCTTGGAAAGATTTTAATAAAAACATGGCTGTATCTGTAGAATATAACTTAGAGTATTAATGCAAAGTATATTTGATTATATTGTTGAACCTTATAATAATGAAAGGTACAATAATAAAAAAGATATTGATGGTGTAGAGCTTATAACCAATACTCAAATATTTACACATCAAAACGTAAACAGAATAGCTGTTGTAAAAGCAACTCCAAAGCAAAGTGATAATAGCTTAATATGTGTTGGTGATGAAGTTGTTGTACATCATAACGTTTTTAGGCGTTATCATGACATTAGAGGAGACGAAAAAAACGGAAGGGCATATATTAACGATAACAATTATTTGTGCTCTCCTGATCAAATTTTCGCTTATAAAAAAATAGTAAAATGGATACCTACAAAAGGTTACTGTTTTGTAAAGCCAATAGAATCTAATAATATATTTAGTCTAAATAAAGAAAAACCATTAAAAGGTATTTTAAAGCATAAAGATCCTGAGTTGACAGGTGTTAACGAAGGTGATCTTGTAGGTTTTACACCTACTAGCGAATACGAATTTGTTATAAATGGAGAAAGACTTTATAGAGTTAGATCTAAAAATTTAACTATAAAGTATGAATATCAAGGAGACGAAAAAGAGTATAATCCAAGCTGGACATGAAGCGGTTAAAGAGCTTATTAAAGTTGCAAAAGAACCTATCGTTGAAACAGAAGATGACGTGTCAGCCGACAGACTCAAGAACGCTGCTGCTACTAAAAAACTAGCCATATTCGATGCCTTCGAAATTTTAAACAGAATAAAAGACGAAGAAGATATGCTTAATGGTGTAGTTAAAGAAGAAAAGAAACAAAAGTCTTTTTCTGGTTTTGCTGAAAGAAAATCTAAATAATGTATCAGCAAGAGCTATATAAGGTTGTAGAACCTGTAAAAATAAATACCATAAAAAGACTTAATAAGTCTAAAAAGTGGGAGTACGGTTACAATAAAGAAAATGATATTATTGTAATTAGCAAAACAGGTATGATAGGTGATATTCTTGAAATACAAAATTTAAAGATCGCATTACCTAAAGTACCTAAAGATGTTTATAAGTTTGAGGGTGACAAATGGCAAGTAACTGAATATCCAAAAGAATTAAGTAGAATAAAAACTATATTTGATTGGAAAGAGTATCCAAGTGATTTTAAAAGTAAATACATAGATTACATTGAAAACGAATTTAAAAAACGTGAGGAAGGTTTTTGGTTTTACAACAAAGGTGTTCCTACTTATATTACTGGCACTCACTATATGTACTTGCAGTGGAGTAAAATTGACGTTGGCAAACCAGACTTTAGGGAAGCAAACAGATTATTCTATATATTCTGGGAAGCTTGCAAAGCAGACAGAAGGAGTTATGGTATGTGCTATCTTAAAAATCGTAGATCAGGATTTTCGTTTATGGCATCAGGAGAAGTTGTTAATCAAGCAACTATTAGTTCCGATTCACGATTCGGCATATTGTCCAAATCTGGACCGGATGCCAAAAAAATGTTCACAGATAAAGTCGTACCAATATCGGTCAATTATCCGTTCTTTTTCAAACCGATACAAGACGGAATGGATCGTCCCAAAACAGAGTTGGCATATAGAGTACCAGCGTCCAAACTCACAAGAAGGAACATCACGTCCACGACTGATCGGCCCGAAGAACTTACTGGACTCGATACCACGATAGACTGGAAGAACACTGGTGATAATAGTTATGATGGTGAAAAATTAAAACTATTAGTTCATGATGAAAGTGGTAAATGGGAAAGACCCAACAACATCTTAAACAATTGGCGCGTTACTAAAACAACACTTAGATTAGGTAGTAGAGTTATAGGTAAGTGTATGATGGGATCAACATCAAACGCGTTAGATAAAGGAGGTGATAATTTTAAGAAACTTTATAAAGATTCAGATGTCACAAAACGAAACCGCAATGGACAGACTAGCTCAGGACTATATAGCTTGTTCATACCTATGGAATGGAACTACGAAGGATTCATTGATTCTTTTGGATTACCTGTATTCGAAACGCCAGAGACAGAAATTGAAGGGCCTTATGGGGAGATCATAGATACTGGTATATTAGAGCATTGGCAAAATGAAGTTGATGGTTTAAAAAACGACGGAGACGCTTTAAATGAATTTTATAGACAGTTTCCTAGAACTGAAGAACACGCTTTCAGAGACGAAACAAAAAATAGTATATTTAATTTATCAAAAATATACGAGCAAATAGATTATAACGAAGAGTTAAATAATGAAAACTCAGTAACAAGAGGTAGTTTTCAATGGTTAAACGGTGTTAAAGACAAAACAGTTATATTTTATCCAAATCAAAATGGTAGATTTAACGTTAGTTGGTTTCCACCCAGTAGATTACAAAATAACGTTATAATTAAAAACGGTAAAAAATACCCAGGCAACGAACATTTAGG